CAGCAGGGATTAATTAGAATTTTCTTGTGGTGCATGCGTCCGCAAACAAGAAGCTGCCTCTCCCTTAAGCGCGGATTGACTGACTTCATTCTAATATTCTCTTGCGGAAATCCCGCCTGGATTAATAACTGATAGTCTGAGGCTCCTGTTGTCTTTCTATTTTTACCAGAGGCATCGATAGTTAAAAAAACATTGACGCCGTACTTACCGCGAATATATTGCGCCATCTGTGGCGTGTCCGAGTTACCGGCAAGCTCTACGTTGTCAAAATAATGAGTGTGGTCGCCCAGCTTGTGTGCGAAAGTCGCTGTCATTCTCCCGACGTTAAAATCCATGTTGACGTAAATCTTATCGCCATGTACTTGCTTAGCATGCTCGCTGATATTCGCGTCACTAAACGCATAATAAAAAGAATTTTCATTAAGCGATAGAATTTGTCCGTCGGTAAAAACTTTTGCCGCCTTCTCGTCGTACTGACTAATAAGCCTGTCATAGTAATCATCGTCTAAGTAAGTATTCTGCCTAGTGTTGGCATGCCACTTTTTAAAACTGCCTGGCTTTCTCTCGTTGAGCTCTTCGCTCTTAGAAATAAACTCTTCAATCCATAGGTAGCGATCTTCGGGAGTTCCGAAATAACCTATCTGCGAGTAAGGAGATTTTGCTCTGACCCTGGCGCGCGCCTCTTTAATTCTTATATACGGGATTAAAGACGGCTCATTAATTAACATGTAAGCAAGGTTAGGTCCGGCAATCGCTTTTTCGGCGGTAAAAATATAGACCTTTTTTTTATTCCAGGAGAATCTAAATTCAAGCTTAGATCGATTATAAAACCAGTGTCTATTTTCTTTTAATTGATACGCCGGAAAGACCTCGTCAATTAAACATGGCTCAATGTCTCGATGATACTCTCGATAACTGGGAGCAAGCACACCGCCCTGAAATCCTTTATTTAACCATGACAGCCTTAAAATCTTTTCGCAAAGTGTTCTCGTCTTGCCGCTACCAAGCCCAGCAAACAGCGCAACCTCTTTAGTCGTATCGTCAAGATATATTTCCCTCTGGTGAGGCAGATAATTAAAGTTTATCTTTATGCTACTCATTCAGGGCGAGTAATTCGCTCAGTCTTTTTTTTAGATACTGATTTTCCTCGGTTAATATTTCCGCTCTTTTCGTAGCAACAAACAACTGCATGTCCCTGTCTTTGATTAATTCAATAAGCTTTTCGTTCGAGATTTCGACCTTAGTAATGTAATTCATCTTTTCCCGCCAGGCATATTGCCATTGAAGTCATAAAAATAATTGCTGTTACCGATGCATGTAGCGTGAAGTTCCCGAGGCAGTTAACAAATGATGCCATAAATATTGCCGCCCAAAGCCTGTTGCGCGCTCCCTTGATTGCCACATGGCACAGGTAAATAAAATACACCGCGCCAGCCATCCCAAAGATTCTCATCGCCGCAAATAATTCATTGTGCTCTTGTAGAATTATCGTGCCGCCCACACTGAGCCTCATGTCATAAAGCCAGCCAGCGCCGGTGCCGATTATAAAATTAGTCAATGTCATTTTAGATGCAATCGCTTTCAGTATTTCCCAGCGATCGGCAGCGGAAGATATCCCAAGCGGGTTAAAATAAATAAACGCAAAATACCCCGCCACTAGGCTTATTAATATAGTGCCGCTAAATCTCTTTATCTTTTCATGATTATAATAGGCAAGGGAGCCAATAACGGCAGCGCCCATTCCCATCTGTGACCTGGTTGCAAGTAATCCCGCGGCAGCTACGAGTATCAAAATATAGTTTTTTCTCTTCAGCCACACTGGAAATGTCATACCAATGAAAGCTCCCAGGGTGTTTGGGTTTCCAAGCGTGCCATAGAATGAACTTGCTTGCGTCGCTATCGCTGCATTTTTAACCGAGGAATTAAATATACTATAAAAGTTTTCAATTACCGGAACCCCGATAGACTCCATCGTGCATAAAAATATCTGAAACATAATCGCCCAGCATATAGCTGTCTCGATCATCTCCAGGTCATTTATACGAAATCTTGCCGTAGATAGCTTTACCGTATAGGCGATGCCCGCAAACAAGTAAATCAACCCTCCGCTCACGCTACTAGAGGCAGGCTCATACTGATTAATTAAAATCAGAATTAAAAAAAGCGGAATCAAGAAAAGCTCTACCGCAACCGATTGAACACTTTTTTGAAAAGCAATAATAACAATTGAAAATAAAACAAAAAGCTGATCCTTAGAATACCTACCAAGATTAACGCCAGGGACAGCACTGATTCTTGTATATAAAGGGAGTATTAAAAACATTGCGGCGATTAAAAATTTCATTCGACTTCTTTGCTGTCGTCTACCTTGTCTCTTCTTTCAATCTCCAGCTCATCGTCCTCGTGATTTTGATTATCATTATCGCGCCACTTATGGCAGTTTTTCATTTTGAAAATTAAAAGAGATGGCACTCCCTTAACGTCGCCTCGCATGGATTTATTATAAAGAATGTCATCGCTTAAAAGCATTTTTTCCCTACCAATTTTCTTGGCATCGAAAAACATTTCATGACGCTCACACCAGTTGTAAAGCGTATCTCTGTTTACATTTATTACCGCCGCAAAGGACTCAAACAAAAGACCTTTTGCCATATGGTCGATTAGCATCTGGCAGTATTCTTCTTTATATAAAGTAGGTCGCATAACTCTAAGGACTCCCATTAGGTTTTCCTGGTTAATTTTTCATAACCAGATTTATTGCCGTAACTCATTTTATTTTCACCAGATATCCGCGGTGCGTAAGATCGTCATTTATATCCATCATTTCCATTTCATTAGGGAAAAAAACTTCAATTGAATATTTCTTTTTAACTTCTGAATTTTCCTCTTCCGGAATGTCCATTTTGTCAAAGGCGGGCAAGCCGAAATCTAAAAGTCCGAAGCCTTCAAGGTCGATTGCTTGAATGTCCAAATCAAGCGCGACAAGATCGTCTTGAAATCCCTGCTTATCAAAAATAGCATGGCGAGCGATTTCGTTATCCGCTACAAGGTGGGCGTACTCTTCCGCTTCGTTTTCAAAGTCCTGAAAAATTACAGGAACCTCTTTATATTCGGCGACCATCGCAGCCTTTACCCGAGCATGACCGGCAACTAGAAAGCCTGATCTTTTTGAAATTGTGACTGGCGTCCTAAAGCCCCTTGCTGTAATAATTTTAGCAAGAACCTCTATTTGCCTTTCAGTGTGAATGTTTCTATTTTTCGGATTAAATACGATAGATTCGATTGGGACAATTTTAATTTCTTTAGCTTCAATTCTCATGTAACTCCTTGATCACCGACCCAGGTTATGATTAGGCACCGCCTAACCACCAGTAATTATGCTGATTGCTCTTTCGCGCTTTGTCAAATCAAATAGGCAAACAGGCAGACCTATCGCCAAAAGCGCGCACATCGGCGGCAGTCGCAACAATCACCACTTAGCCGAAAAATAGTTTTAAATTCAATTACTTGCACCTAAAAATCTTCTCCCTTTATTGATTAAATGTGTTACATTAAATAAAGAAACAAGACACAGGAGAAAACAAAATGACTTACATAGAGAGAAGAGACTTAAAAATTGAAAATTATATTAGAAAAAGTTCAAGAGAAATTTCTGAAGGAATAATTGAGAGACTTGAGGATTATCTAGATGATTCACAATCTGATTCACCTGAAGATATAAAGCTAAGTGTAGTTTTGTTAAAAATTTCAGACCTGAGCGAGTTTAATTCTGTTAGTGAGTTTGAAAGTTTTATTACATACGCATGCAATGAGTTAGATTTATCAGAAGTATTTTATGACAGCGTCAATGGGGCAGATTTACCCATGACTTTTGAAGACATTTGCGATGATGTACAATGCAATCCACTTTGTAGCTCGCAAGCAAGTGCGGATGAAAAACATTACTTTAGTGCAGACGAGTCACTGAGCTATAGCCCGCAAGAAATCGCTGATCTAATTGGCGTAACTTTAGAAATTTTTGACGAGGAGAATTAAAATGAAGAAATATAATGTAAACAAATTAGGTTTTTTGGAAATTCAAAGAGTGCTAAAAGAAAACGCCTTTAACTACTGCACTGACCTAGACGAGCTTCAGCCGTGGGCAGATAGACTTGAAGATAAAATAAATAGCGGGTGTGCTGCCGAGGTGGAAATGTCAGCGCGTCACACAAAGAATCGGCAAATAGGCTACTTGTCCCTTGAGGCTAAACACTTTGACTCAATCGAGGTTCAAGATGAATGATGACAGAAATACATTAACAGGAAGCATGGGCGCAATTCATTATGACGTGATTAATGGTTACAGCAGTCCCAAGACTTTCGAAGAAATCTGTAAAGTGGTGCGTGAAAGTCCTCGCGCTAGATCGCAGAAAATGGCAGACCAAACTTTTTTCTTCTGCGCGGACGGCGGGAAAAGTTATAGCACACAAGAAATCGCAAATATTATTAACGTGAAGCTGGAAATTATTAACAAGGAGAATTAAAATGGATAAGTACAAACTGGAAGATTTAAAAGTGGGCGCGGTTTTTAAAGACGGGGGCACAACAATAACAATTATCGCAGTGGGAAGGGCAGATGTTTTTTACACATTTCCCGCTACGTTAGTCTGTGACTATGTTGAGGACACTTGCCCCGTTAGTGAGTTTTTGAGCGGAAAAAAGGGCGATTTAGTTAAACCAACTACAGAAATTGCTTATTCAGATTTAAAAGTTGGCAGAGAAATTATGAGCAAATATACACTAGAAGATTTAAAAGTTGGCGCAGTTTTTAAAAACAGTATTTCGAAGAGATTAACAATTATCGCAGTGGGCAAGTCAAAGGTTTTTTACACATTCCCCACTACGTTTAGCTACATTGAACACACTTGCCCCGTTAATGAGTTTTTGAGCGGAGAACAGGGCGAATTAGTTAGGCCAAATAAAAAAATTACCTATGTTGAGTATTGGAGTTGTCACGATCTCTCGGTAAAACGCTATTGCTCAAAAGAATTATGGGATAGCAGAACAAGCACTAAATTTAATAAACTTATTAGAGAATTTGAAATTGAAGTTGATGAAGACGGATTTCCGGTTGATGGTGCTTTATGACCAAAGCGAATTCGCCTAAAATTAAAATAGCGTCTTTATTTTCAGGTTGTGGTGGAACTGATTTAGGAGCAAGTGGTGGATTCACTTACTTGGATCAGCACTATTCTAAGCACAATGTTGAAATAGTATATGCTAATGATTTTAACAAAAAAGTGTGTGATATTTTTGATGCTAACTTTCACATAAAATCTGACTGTAAAGATTTACGTTTAGTCCAAGCTAAAGACATTCCTAAACATGATTTGTTAATTGCAGGTTTTCCTTGCCAGAGTTTTTCTATTTTAGCTCAGAATCCACCAAGGCTAGGGTACAAAGACGAGAAGGGGAAACTATTTTTTGAAATTGTTAGAATCCTAAAGTTTCATAAGCCTAAATATTTAATTTGTGAAAATGTTAAAGGTTTAATGTCTGCGAATGAAGGGAAAATATTTCCTATGATAGTTAAAGAATTTGAGCAGGCCGGTTATGATATTGAATATAAAGTTCTTAATTCTAAATTTTTCGGGGTACCTCAAAAAAGAGAAAGAGTATTTATTGTAGGAGTACGCAAAGATTTAAAACTTCAATTTAAATTTCCAGAAAATATATTAGATGAAAAACAATGTATTCCATTATCGAAAATCTTAGAAAGAAAGGTAGATGAAAAATATTTCTTTAGTGATAAAGCTGTTGCAGGGATGGAAGCTTCTAATAAAAAATCAAATTTTCTACTAAATAAAGGTCGTACACAAGACGTTAATGGCCCCTGCAACACAGTGACTGCGCATTTAGCGAAAGTGACCTTGAATGGCACAGATCCAGTTTTAAAAATAAATAATAGATTTCGTAGATTTACTCCTCGGGAAGTTGCAAGAATTCAATCCTTTCCAGAAAGCTTTAAATTGATAGGTTCAGAAAGTGCGCAATATCTTGGTCTTGGCAACGCTGTCCCCCCCCGTAGTATTTTGGCATATAATAGAAAAAATTGCACAGCTAGAAGCCGAAATTAAAAAGTGAGGGCGCATGAATAAATACAAATTATCAGATTTAAAAGTGGGCGCGGTTTTCAAGAGCAACTGCACGACGAGAACAATTCTCATGGTGGGCAAGAAAGAGGTTTTTTATTCTTATCAATCCACGTTTGGCTACGTTGAAAATATTTGTCCCACCGGAGAGTTTTTGCGCGGCGAAAGGGGCGAATTAATCGAAGATGGATTTCCGATTGAGGAGAATTAAAATGGCACTAAAAGACGCTGAAGGAAATATTATCAAAACGGATTATTTAAAATATTGCGTTTGTCACGACGGTAACTGTAATTATGAGGTAATGCTCGAATCCGATTTAGAAGGATGCGATATAGTCGTGGACTCGTTTGATAAATTAACTGACGCAAAAAAACTTGCAATCTTACTAATTAGAGGTGACATAAGGGACCTTAGGGAAAACATTTATTGCATAGAAGACAAATGTAAAATGATAAAACAAAATGAGCAAGCACGGACTAGAGGATTTAAAAGTGAAACCAATTTTTAAAAAAGGCAGACCAAGAAAAAAGGAATCGGAAAAAAAGGATTGCCATATTTCAATTAGGCTAACTAAAGAAGAACTAGGAAAAATAATATCTACTTGCAAAAGTCTTGAAATATCTTTTTCTAAATTATTTAGATTGAGATTTTTTAATGAAAAAAATAATTGTGAAATTAAAAAAGGATTATTAAATGATTGAACTACCTCATGATAAAAAAGATATTTTAGCAAAAATTAGTTACATGATCGACAACGATAGCGGACTACAGCAAGACATTTACAATAAGACGCTGCCGGATTTTTACAGAGCATTGCCCCAGTCGGATCGAAAACTGATCGATAGTTTCTTCATTATAATGACGGGCTACCCTTTTTTTTATTTCATAGAATTGAGCGCGGAAGAAATAGCGGATAAAAACGATCTCAGGTATGTAAAAAAATCAGATTAGCTTAAAGCGCAGAGATTATCTATTAAGCCTTATTTAAATATCCGAACATTATAAAATTATAAAATTGATTATTGCGGGCACAGATCACAGATTAACGCCTCCGCTAATGCGTCTGGCTTCATTTACAATCACTTTTTCTTTACTGGTCGCTAGGGTATCATGGCTTTTTACTCGTTTCATCGATTTAGCCGTTTCTCGCAATTGTGCGCGTATGCTGGGAATTTGCGAGTATTCTGCTCGAATCAGCGAACTTAAACCAAATGCATTTATTAATTTGAAACCGTCGTCGCCGACACTTTTTTTTATTTCAGCTTCAGAAATTTGCGGGCTGGTGTTCGCGCAAAAATGCAAAACTTCATTCGCTAAAATTATCGCCTCGTCGTCGATCGATGTTTGCGGATTTAGCTCTGTAAAAAATTCAGAAATGTCAGGAAAAAATCTATTTTGCATCATGAATTTTTCGACCACTTTGCTGACGTTTTCCAACTCAAAATTACTCAGAAGAACCGTCATTATTTCCAGGCACTCGAGAGTCACATCGACCCGTTTCACGATCGCTAGTTGTTTCAGTTTGTTGAAAATCGCTTTCTGTTTTGATAGGTCGGAATTCATAATTTAAAATCCTTTCTTGTCGGTCTTGCGCCGACTCTTTTTGTTTAAATTTCATTGGTAAATTTCGCATCGGAGCGCTCACTTCGCCGACCGAAAGTTCTTCGATGTAGCGTCCTAACTTACTACCGAAAATCGTTTCTGGCGATAGAAACTTTTTCATTTTTTCATCATGGCCCCATTGGAAATATTTTAAATCAATTACTTTTTTTATTTCGTCGATTGTTTTTCCTTCGCTCATTCTTTTTGAAATTAGTTTTTTAGGTTCGTCGCTTCTTAATCCGAACCTGCGTCCAGTAACGCTGTGCAAGTAATCTAAGATTTCTTTTGTTTCAAATTCAAATTTATCAACTTTTTTTTCAGGAGTTTTTTCTAAAACATTTGCGGGAGCCGGCGGCGTTTCTTGTATATTCTTTCTAATTTCATTTAGTTTTATTTTATTTTGTTTTATTTCATTTAGTTTGTCGTTCAATGAACTATAAGAACCTAGGTATTTCCATAAGTTGGGAATATGATAGATGACCTCTTTATCCGTATGTTCCCAGACTATTCCCAGAATGTTTCCGGAGTAGTCCAGGATCTTTCCCAACTTGTTTCGTTGAGTGAACCAAAGTGAGGCCAGGTTCCTCGGGTGAACTCGGGCTTTAAATGTTCTCGGATCGCCGCCTTCTTGAGTACATTGTTGAGCCATTATTTCGCACAGTGTAAAATAATAAAGATACCCCGCAGGTCCTACTTTTAAAAGATATTCCTGCATCTTGACATCTTCTCTGGCGTGGAAATGATGCCTAAAATAATTCTTCGTTCCCTTAGTCATAGCTACCTCTTTTGAGTAAAAAACATACCTGTTAAGGCTAAATACTATACTAAATTAAAAATGTGAACATGAAGTTTATTTGCTGATCGCTTGCAATCCCACCTTCAAAGAAGCAAAATAAAGTTCCTCATTTGAAAGTTGCGGAAATCTAGGCGTTGAGAAATATTAATATTATTAGCGCCTATTTTTTTTATCGAATTAGCTACTTGCGGGCAAAAAAAAGTTTCTAATTTTAAGTCACTTAATATAGTTTACAGAAATAAAATAAAATAATCATAGGAGATTTATGAGTAACTTATTACCGGCAGTATTATCATTATTAAAGGACGCGATATATTCTTACGAAGATGATTTTAATCTTTCTAAGACACAATTAAATTTTAAACGAGAAGCACAGTTTGCTTTGCAAATACTAGAAAGCAGTCCCTATCTTGCAAAGTGCGCAATGGAAGACCCATCATCTTTAAAAAACTCAATTATGAATGTTGCTTTGATCGGCTTGTCGCTTAATCCCGCTACGAAGCTAGCATATTTAGTTCCTCGAAAAAAAGTATGCTTAGACATTGGTTATGTCGGACTCATTAAACTAGCGACCGATTGCGGTAGCGTGGCTTGGGTTAAAGCGGAACTTGTTTTTAGTAATGATACTTTTAATTTTATGGGAATGGGTTTAATGCCGCAGCATATCTTTAACCCATTTTCAGATCGCGGAAATTGTGTCGGTGTTTATTGCGTGGCCAAGCTTTCGGGCGGCGACTACTTAACAGAAATGATGAGCAAAGAAGAGTGCTTTGATATTCGCGACCGCTCCGATGGATATAAATCTTCTGTGAAAAATGGCACTCAAACGCCATGGACGACAGACACTGGCGAAATGATAAAAAAGACGGTGGTAAAGAGAGCGTCTAAGATGTGGGTTAAAACAGAGAGAAGCGAGAAACTATTTAAAGCGATAGAAATTAATAATGAACATGAAGGAATTAATTTTAATAATGTGGTCGATGATCCACTGGCAAGTGACGAGCTTCTTGCCTCTCTTGAAAGTGTAATTAATTCTATTCCTGGCGACACTGAGGCAAAACTTTTAAAACACTTGAGCGATAAATATAAAATAAGTTTTACATCTTTAGATAAATTAAGTGAGTGCCACGCCAGTTATGCTATAAACTTTCTTGCCCAGTACGCGCCTAGTAGAAAACTCCCTGGTCCTGAAAAGGCGGAGCTAATTCATCGCGGCGCTGGGGTGCCTGGAAAAATAGTAGATAAAAAGAAAGCTGATCTTGTGAAAAACGAAACAGTAATAACGACGGATGAAATTCCATTTTAAAGAGGAGATTTTTTTATGAGCGAAATAATTCAAGGTACTGACGAATGGAAGAAATTAAAACTCGGTGTTATCTCTGCTTCGAGAATAATGGAAGCCCTTGCCAAAAAAGGCACAGCAACAAGACAAGGCTACATGTGCGAGCTTGTTGCCCAAATTGCAACGGGAGAAATGCCCGAGCTTTCGGCGAAGGCTCTAGAGTGGGGAAAAAATAACGAGGCGAGCGCAAAGAGCGCTTACGAGTTTCACACGAATTCAAAAACAAAAGACATGGCGTTTATATACGGCAAGGATAAAAGATTTGGATGCTCGCCGGACCTAGTCTATATAGAGAAGGGAAAGGGCGTAGAATTAAAGTGCCCCTTCACGTCTAAGGTTCACGTTGAATTTGTTTCCTGCGAAAAGATTAAGCCTGAGTATGTAGCACAGTGCCAATTTTCCATGTGGATTACCGGATTTAATGAGTGGGATTTTGCTTCCTATGATCCGCGCATGAAAAAAAATATGATTCACTCATGCACTATTCTAAAAGATGAAAAGTATTTCGAAAGATTTGAAACCGAGCTACCTGATTTTTTATCTGAAATGGGAACTATTCTAGATAAATTAGATATTAGCTTCGGCGATCAGTGGAAATAAATAATAATTCTTAAACAAGAAGCTTGCTATACGGAGTAGACTTTATGGAAAATATGAAAAATACATTTATTAAGTTTTTGGAAGAGAATGGTGTCTTGGAAGAATATAAAGCTAACCTTAAAAATAGCCGTGGAACCGATGGTTTTATTGACTTTAAAGCTTGGGTTAAATCTACTGACCCCTATGATTTTATCCTTCTTGCTTTTCTTTGGGGTTATGGGAACAAGGGAGAAGAGTGGGTCGCGATTAACCGTGAGTGGCGGTTTTTTGTCGAGCAGAATGGTGCAGGATGGTGCAGAATGAAATATATATTAGACGAAAATGCAATAATACATAAACGAAGAAAGTCAGCGTGGCACAGAAACAATCTAATATCGCCATGCGGGGTAAGAATTAAGGATGCTCATTACCCCCATGAAGCATACGCAAAAGAAAGTTATAAATGGGGCAAAGTAACCTGTGCAGAATGTTTAAAGTTTATGTCTGTTTTTGAAAGCAAAATAATTAAAAAGTTTAATAAGGAATTATTTGATTTATTAAAAGGTGGTACTAAATGAAGGATGCAGAAAATAAGTTTATTAAGTTTTTGGAAGAGAAAGGAGTTTTGGAAGAATACAAAGCTAAATTTGCGAATAACTGGGGAAGCGATGGCTTTGCTGATTTTAAAGATTGGATTAAACTTACTGACCCTTATGTTTTCATCCTCTCTGCTTTTTCTTGGAGTTATGTGAACGAGAAAGGCTATGTGAGCGAGAAAGAAAAATGGAGCGCGATTAACAAAGAATGGCAGGTTTTTATCAAAAAGGATGGTGCAGAATGAAAGATACATTAACCTCAATCGCCCTATGCGGGATTTTTCTCCTCTGGGCGTATGTTATTTTCTCTTCGCTGAAGTGGCTTTTTATTAAATTGATGGGGGAGAGATTATGAGCAAATATAAAATAGAAGATCTGAAAGTTGGTGCGGTTTTTAAGAATGGTAATGAGGTAAGAACAATTCTCATGGTGGGCAAGACAGACGTTTTTTATTCATACCACGGACGAGAGGGCCACAGGGAATATAGTGCCCAATTTTATTGCTTTTTGAATGGCACATATGGCGATTTAGTTAAGCCAACAAAAAAAATCGCTCATGTTGAGTTTTGGAATCGCCGAGACCTCTCGTCGAAGAATGCTTGCACGAAAGAATTGTGGGACAGCAGAACAAGCACTACTAATAAATTTATTCGTGAATTCGAAATTGAAGTTGGCGTAGACGGATTTCCAGTCGAGGAGGCTTTATGAAAGATATATTAACTTCAATCGCGTTGTGCTGGATTTTTATACTCTGGACTTGTTTCATTCTCTTTTCGCTGAAGTGGCTTTTATTAAATTAATGGGGGAGAGATTGTGAGTGATGTAGACGAAGAAGAGGAGACTGTTAACGAGCTAGCGAGGCTGGCTCGATTAATCAGCGATGAGCAAGTAAATTTATTGATTCGAGCAGCTCAAGAGATGAGAACTAAACAACTGGAAGCTAAAATTAAAAAGGAGGGCGCATGAGTAAACCATTTTTTATACATGACGATTTTGATTCAAACGTCGAATATTTTGAGACAGAAAAAGAAGCTCTGAAATATTTTGAGCGCATAAAAATTAACCTAACAGAAAACGGTGGTTGGCCGCAGGAAGTTCTGGACGGGGCTATAAAGTTTGGGGTTGTCATTTGTGATAGCCGTGCGGCAAGTAGAATGTCGGTACCCATAGATCCATATGGTGACCCTATTGAAGTTGAGCTTGCTGATATTGAAAATCCTTTAATGAAAATGCTTGAACAACTAGAAACAGAAAACGAAACTCTTAAGGATCGCTTGCTCCACGAGTTTAAGGAAGTTAAACTAATTGGCGATGCTGCGAAGGACGAAATTAATAAACTAGAAGCAGAGAATAAAAGGTTAATCGAAACAATAACCAAACTTGAGCCTTATCTTCCTTGGAACGGAGACACATGGGTTCAGGATATAGCGCGCCATGCATTAGCGGAAGTCAAAAAGGGGGGGGCGTATGATATTATCACAAAAGCAGATTGAAGAACTGGAAGAAGCAGCAGTGCCGCTAATGAAATTTTTATCGACACTTCATCCCCATGTGCAGGCAGTAGTTGAGGCCAATGGAGTAGGGCTTTTCGAATCCCTTACGGTATTTACAA